TTTTTTCAGCGGCAAGTACCCTGGTCTGTTTCTTTGGTTTTATCTCTATCAGTTCGGCAAGCGATTGTCCGTTTTTATTGGTATACTGGATGAAGAAGTCTGGCACATAAACCGTATGCTTTCCTGTCAGTGGATTTTGATAAGGTATCTTTATGCTCTCACTGGCCCATTTTGCCACAGATGGATTTTCATCACAAAATCTCATAAAAATCTGTTCCCATGATGATCTATATCTAGGCTGTTTTAACCCCATGTATTTTTCCGGGTTTTTTACGTTGTAAGTTCCTGAGGCCCATTTTGGTCTCATATCTTACCCTAGTATGTTGCGTGAAACTATGTCTTGTGTAGGATTATCTTGTTTTTTGCCAATTAGACTGCTTTTGAATCGGTATAAATTCAAAATCTCCGCCACAATATCCGTTAATTCTTGTGGATTGGTGTTTTTAAGTTGGTCTAGGACAACCATAGCACTAAGATTGTCTATTTTTGCCTGCCTACAAATCACATAGGACAGTGTTTCTGCAGATTCATCGGTATAATCCTTTGATTTGAAAAAACCAATCACTGCATCATACTCTTCGCTGTTTATTTGCACCTGATTGTCGAAGTAATCACCAAATATTCTCAGTGTTTTCTTGGTCAAGTCTACATTCTGAATTGGTTCTATAGGTAGATTTGTGTTTACACCTTGATTTGCTGTTGGATTGTAGTTTTTGTTTAAGTTTTTGTACGCCATTTTATACTGCCGAGTTATTGTATGTAGTCACAACACCATCATCGTCAGTGTAAGTTTCTGTCACTGTGTCACCATCGGTGGTTATTCTATGACTAGCAAGGTCGTTGTTTGCGACTGCATTTATTTCTGCAATTTGGTTCACTGGTAGTAGGAGTGCTACTTGTCCATTTTGTGCAAGGTCTTTTGATTTACCTAAGGCCTTTGCTCTATACCCTGCTTTTACAGAGTCGGATAATTCTTCATATGTTGTTTTGACAGTGTTCACATCGTCCGAAGATTGCTGTTCAGTCCTGTACACAAAGTCTCTGGCCAGGCCATCTAGTGCAACAAAATTGTTTTTGAAGTAAGATGCGGTCTCTTCTGGAGTAAGAAGTCGTGTGTCATCTTCTGTTACTGCATATGTTCCTGCCTGTACATCATTTACTGCCGTCAAAGATGGAGCATTATCGTTTGGTAGTTGGTTGTCTGCACGATATGATGTGACTAACTCATCATTCATCACTGCATCTACTTTTGTTTGACGTTGTTTACGTGGAAATACCACTCCAGGCGAACTTGCACCACCTATGTTTGTGGTCCTAATGCCTTGTACCCCTCTTTTTATGATGCCATTAATCTCTTCACCTGCACCTGCCTTGTATCCGCCTGTTCTATAATTCCTATATAAGTTAATGGCTTCAAGTATGCCTGCTGGATTGCCTGATGCTAGATTTGTAATTGCACTTATTCCACCTTGCACCAATCCACCTGTACCAAATATAGATGACGTGCCTCCACCTGCTATGGTCAAAGGTGATGGTGAATTATCATAATGTAGTGTAGTGAATCCTGATGGACCTGCTCCACCAACTGTGCCTTGGCTTATTAATACTGCCTCATATGCTACAGACATGGTGTGTCCCAGTGTTCCATCTTGTTTTTGTCCCACTGTGTCGTGTGCAAATTGCGTTATAGTAGGTAATATTAAAGTGTAATTTGTAAATCTACGTTTATTGATAGTGAACAGTTGAATATCACGCAAAAAAGGACCTGTTTGATCATTGTCCATGCCCCATCGTGCAGTAAAATCTTCTTTATACCTTGACATTGGATCGAATTGTGATCCCTGATACTTAGAATCCCTGTGATAGTACTTGTAGTAATCGTTGAAGAACCCTACAACAACATCTGAGTTGTCATCGTGGAATTGAATCTGCACAGGATCGTATGTGATCTGTGTTTGCTTCTGAGTTTTCCTATTGTATTGATTTTGTGTTTCGACGTTGAAGTTGTAACTAGGTAATTGTGCTTCTTTTACAAGTTGCCCTAGTTCCAATTGGTTCGAAGATGATCCAAATCCAGCCGCTCCTGCCATCTTATTGATAACAACATAATACAGCCAAGGCCTTTTTGGCTCAAGTCTGTGCTGACCATCAATATACAGTCGTGACGCATGAGCAAAATCCTTGAGCATTTGATTAGGATTAAGCAGTTGTAGGAAGTTATTAATGAAGTGGGCCATCCAGCCTCCTCAATTAAACTGATTGAGTAGAACCGCCGCCAGTTACTAGTGTACCTAATGTTCTTGCAACTGCTGTGCCTATTCCAGTTCCTTTTGGTGCCTGTATTGCATTGTCATATCTGATTGACAATGTAATTGTAGCAGGATCTGAAGTAGCATAAGCCACTGTGTTGTAATTAATATTCTGTACATAAGCACCATATAGTTCCCAAGTTTCTAAAACTGTAACTGCGTTGGCACCATTACCACCATCAAGCATTTCAATTCTGCCTGTGAATTTGTAATCTGTACCACTTGATGCTGAACTTTGTTCGAAGAAATCAAATTGTTTCTGAATTTGTTCACCACATAACTTAGAAACTGAGTTGTTCACATCGTCTCTTAGGTTAATTGTAATTGGTTCCCAAGTGTGTTTACCTGCAAGATATACTCTTGAGTTGTAAACATCCAAAATTGTTTCATCGAATGTTAGGCTTGGTCTTGTTACATCTATCACTTGTTTTGTGATTTCAGTTCTAGGAGTTGATACTCCAAAATTTTCCAATATCAGTCTAAATCTGTATTGGAGTTTTGGCATCAATAGCCCCTGGTTTGACGCTGATTGATCACTTGCCAAAGGTACTGTAAATTTACTTAAAGTTGCTACTGACATATCTTCTCCTTTTTTATATTTATAGTGTTTCTACACTAATTTTTTGTTTATACCTTTCCTAGCCTTTATAGTCCTAGTTTGTCTATTTCACCTGTGTTTTTAAGTCTAATTGGAATGAATATAAATTCAACTGCTTTGACTGGTTCAATAGCAATATCAACATGTAACTCGTTTCTATCAATTCTGCTTGGTGTGTTATTTGTTGAGTCACACACTACAGCAAAGTCGTATAGTCCTCTTTGACCTTGTACTTCTAGCAAGAATGATTCAACTGCTTGTTTGATCTCATTTCTTGTTAGTTCATCATTTGGTTCAAAGATAAACGGTTGTGCTAATTTGTCTAATTGGGTTCTTAGGAACACAGTTAATCTAGCAACATTGACTCTGTCTAAAGCACTAGTGCCACTGTGTCTAGTTTTTTGTCCGTATATTGTTAATCCTGCTCCTGTTAAGAATGAAATTGGATTAACTCTATTGGATGCTAACGTATCTCTAATACCTGAACTTACTGCAATTACTTGTTTTTCACCTGTTGATGCTTTGATAAAACCAACTGATGTAGCATTGTCTACTACTCCACGTCTTATACCTGCTGGTGCAAACCAAGGAAAAGCAACATCATCGTTCACTGCTAATGATCTAAGTACCATATGACTCGGTGGAACAAACACATTGTTGCCCGCTAAGTCTGATGTTGTACCCCATGGGTAGTAAACTGCTGTGAACGAATCACTTGTTAGTAATCCGTCTTCATCGTTAGTTGATGAATTGTTAGCATTTGTTGCCCAATTTGTAATCGCAGTAGAACTATTTTCTAATCTTGCTGGAGAGTCGCCTACAACAAATGCTGTGTCGCCTCTGTCTCCTGAAAGAGTTACTAGTTCATCTATTAATTCAACATAACCTGGTGCCGCTAGTACGTTAAACTCACGTTGCTCTTCGCGTAACTGTGTGTTTGAACTTACAGCAGATTGTAAACCTTTTACAACGATTGCTCTCTGTGCCTTACGACCCATGTATGGAGAACCGTCCGGTTTATTTCCACTTGCAGTTACCCACGCATCTGCTTCTGCTGGCAGTGTTGGGAAATCGTCTGTGCTACCAAAGTTTGTTCTAGTAAAGTAGTTCTTTCTGAACTGCTTCACATTGTAACCTGATCTTCTTGTGTTGAATAACAACATTCCTTTTGGATAAAGTAATGGATCTGGTCTGTCAATGTCTAGGTTATCACTTGTTAATAATGATTTAGTTGTTGCTGGAGTTTTTGTAATAACGTTGCTGTCCGAATCTAAATGGAATCTTGCATCTGCAAATAATACTCCATCTTCTGACACTTGGTCAGTGTTATCGATAGCAACAAATTTTGCTCCATCAGTTTTTGAATCATCATATCTGTAAAGTTTTGGATAGTTTTCTAAATCACTTGAGTCTAACCAAATATCACCATTTACAAGTGCTGTTCCATCTGACTGACCATCTGTTGCCCCTGGCTCAGTTGCTGAAATAATTACACCATCTGGTGAAGTGTTTGATAAGTTAAATCCTCTAGCATCTGAAGTTACGTTTTTGTAACCTTTCCAAGTAGTACCATCTTGTATCATGATGTCAACTTGACTTGCACTTGAAGAGTACCAGTAAGTTAAATCACTTGGGTCTGCTGTTGGAGCCGACGCTGATGCTTCGTAAACCAATGTGCCCCAATTGGATGCCATAACTTCATCTGAACCAAAAGCACCTCCTGGTATTGTGTAAAGATTTGAAACCTTTGTACCAGTAGTGTCTATTGCTGAACCGTATGTTGAACCACTTGAACTTCCAAATCCTGCGTCCGCAACAGGTGTGCCTGCTGTGTCGTTCATTCTAAAGTCACCACCATCACTGTGTGTCATTGTGATTGTGTCTGATGTTCTGTCATAACTTGCACTAACGTACTGCATTCCTGCCGCCGCCACTGCCGCAACAAAATCATCTGCTGATGTGCCGCCTAGTGTAACAGTTGTAGTTGCACCAAATGTACCATACTTTGTTGAATTTTGATGATCGCCTGGTCTAAGTGTTTCTCTAATAGTGAAAGTGTTAGCCGATGTAAATGGACTTGATCCCAATGCACTCAATCCAGTGATTGTAGTTGCACCAGTACTTTGTCTTTTGAACACTGTGTAAGCACCAAGTGCCGCACTCGCATCAAACACAGTAGAATCAGTTACCGTTGTGCTGTCACCTGCAAAAAGAATAGTGTCTCTTTCTGTTGGATTAACTTGAACATAAAGATTTTCTGTTGTTAAGTTTGCACCCGCACCTGATTTGTCTAAGTTGTAAAGTGCTTGAGCATGAGTTGTATGCATTGGAGCACTAATTGTAGTGAATGCTCCTGTTGTTGAATTGTATTTCTTCACTTTAACATCTGCGCCACTGTTAACTGCTGTAGTTTGGATCCAAATACTTCCTGTTGGAGCACTGTGATCGTCTGCTGTTTTAAAGCCTGGGTCAGTTACATGTGAACCTAGGTGTAATCTTGGCACATCGTAATCACCTGCTGTAATACCTAGTGTTGCAAGAGAAGTACCTGTAGTGTTTGCAATGCTTATCTGTCCACTTGCAGTTGAATCAGCACCTTCTGTAAGGTCTGTTCCATACAATACAATTTTGTTGTTAACCTTTGCCGCTAAAACACCTGGTATTGCGGAAGAGGCATCACCACCTGCGTTGATATCGCTAACAGCATCATCAATGGATGTGCCTGTCATCGGTATATCAAAACCGTTAATTTTTAGAACATGTCCTTCAGTAACTGTTCCGCCTGTAGCAGTACCTTCAATAGTTGGCCATGAAGTTTTCCATGAACCATATTGTGCTGTGTCGTTACCTGAGCCAACTTGTACCCATGCATTGCCTGTGTTTTTGTAAAATAATTTATTGTTAGTTGCTGTAGTATTGATTGCGTAATCACCTTGTGAACCAAATGAAGTTTTTGGAGCACCCGTGGATACCTCGCCAACTAAATTAAACACTTCGGAAATAATTTTTGGAGTCTTTACTGTGAAAGTCTGTGTTGATGAATTCCACTCTTTAATCCCCCAAACAGATTCTGCTGTGTCTAACCAATAAGTGCCGTTTGTAGGAGCACCTGTGATTGGTGAAGCAGATCCTGTAAGTTCGTCAAGATTAACATCTGCTCTTGTAACGAATGCCTTGTTTGCTACACCTAATAGTGAGTAAGCGGCAAGAAGACCATATTCATTCAACTCGTATGCGTCACGAGCCGAACCGCTAATATCTGTGTAGAACTTTGGATCGCCAAAAGTTTCTGTTAATTCTCTTTGACTTGTAATTGTGAAAACTGTTCCTGCGTTTGCTGTCAGTGTACCAGCCGCAGTGCCTGTTCCTGTACCTGAAGTTTTGTTTTTCGAAGTTGCTACAATTATAGACGGTACCATGCCTTGATCGGCCGGAACGTAAAACGATTCGTCTGTTACTGTAACTTCAACTCCTGCTGATGTTAATGCCATTTTTTTGGTCTCCTATATGGTTTTTTATATTTAGCAGATACTGATTATATTATACACTATACAGGTAGGTA